TTTCTTTTTTTTTTTTTGGAGGGGGAGTTGCAAAGCGTAACCCCCGTCTCTTCATCCCGTGAGGGACTATGGCTACCCAAAAGGGACAGCCTCCAGCCTTATGGCAAAGGCAAAAAGCCAACAGAGCTAACTGGGTCGCTCAATTAAAGCGACCCAGGCTCTACGGTGTCCGGTGACGTCTCCTCGAGAGGAGATACCACCAGAATCAACCCCGTAGAGGGCACCTGCAAACTGAGCCCAAGCACTCCAGTGGTCGAGAGACCACTTTTGCACCAGGGGGATCCAACATCGAATCTCCATTTGATTGTTGGGATCCTTCCGGGAACATCTGACTTGCCAGTGACGATCATCGTGAACGACGATGTCACCAAGAGTCGTTGGTCCCCGGAGAGCTCGTATCTCGGAAGGCAATTGATCCAATACCCAATGCCATACGGCAATGAGAGCCGAACGCCGAGGACTCGCCGGGAGGCGACTCCAACAACGCCGGAGACCGTTCGCCAAAGAGATAATATCGTCCGGTTCATTAGGGTCTTCCTTCAAATAGTGCGGCCGGACAGGCCGCCCATCGAAGAAATCCCCCCCGCACGATTCGCGGAACTGACCTGTTGAAAAGGTCTTAAGGACGTTCGGCACGAAGCCGAAGTATCCAAGCACCGCGAGGACAGCGCGTGTAGCACACGCAGAGACGATTATGTCGTCTCCGTACACCCAGAAATCTCGGCCCGCCTTGTGAGGCAGATCGAGAGCTTTGAGCGATCCTTGAACCAGAGCCGCAAAGATAAGCGTCTCAAGCTCAAAGGTGTACCCATTCCCCATTGCAGAAAACTTCTCCAACCAAAGCTTTTTCCCGTTAGGGAGGAGGCTTTTGCTGGTTCGAAGCATGCAAAGGAGTTCGTACCACTCGCGTGGTATTAGCGCTTTTACAACCTCGTGAGAGATTGTGTCACTTGCAGATGAGAGGTCAATCGTCGAGTAAAGGCCCGACCTCGAAGCATCACAGGCAACCCGCCTGTGCGTTTCTTGGCCGTTTTCTAAATCAATGCCCCATCGGTTCAGACGCCGACGCATGTAAGCGCCGACTCCGAGCTGATAGAACACATTAATAGATGGCTGGATCTCGATCGAACGATCCGTTTTCGCGTCTTTCGGGACAGTTACAAACCGCCCAAAGTCAACTGAACGGATACGCCCTCTTTTCTCTGGACGCCGCAGGTACTCGCGTCCCCAAGCAGTATGTTTCCATAGCTCGAGTAGCTGTGTAGCACTGCACGTCACAGTTGGCGTAGAGACCATTTTGTCGATCACCGTAGTGAGACGACCTCGGTCACCAACAGTCGCTCCAGGTCCAAAACGAGGAAAAACCTCGTCGGGAACCCCACCGAGGACATGGCTGATTTCTTTTTTTACAGATCGGAGAAAATCCCCAATTTGCATCTCATCCGAGTCCGCATAAAAACGGGTATTCAGACGAGAGAAACGAGCGTTAGTCCGTGCGCATAGGCACTCAGCTTCCATATACTTCTTCCGGGCTGACTCAGCCCGATCGATAGTGGTAGGAAGACCAGAATGCTTTCGCAGGAAATCGGTGGCCATGACATCGAGGTAGTAAGCCTCCCAGTCAAGGTATTGCGAAGGATCCACTCGCAGGGATGCGAGTTGGTCCCATTCCCCGTTTCTGGCCAGAATTTCACAGGTCAGGGCTCGGGGTGTGTTGATAGCAGCGAAGTATTTTCTGCTGCATTCTAGCGTTATTCGCATAGAACCACCTATGTTTCAGCTCAACGATTCACACGCTACAAAGGTTCCTCACCCAAGTAGCGGTGCCAGAAGACGTTCACCGACCACCGACTAGGTCGCCGGAAACTTCTCCTTGAACATCGTCCTCAACTTCGAATTGTTGATGAGGTTGAAGAGCTGACTCACTGCCTCGTTCACGACTGTATCCGGCATGGAGACCGGAAACGAGAAGTCCAGAGAAGCAGTCGCCTTCGAAGCGACAGCCGACAAACTTGTGGAAGTGTCGGTGTACACCTGCGGCATCGTGAACTTGAGGTTCATCCACCTTGCGGTGTTGGCCCCGTTCAGATGACCGGAGATGGTCAACTCTGGTTTGAACGAATCGGCGGTCCCAGCGGAATCCGCCCGCCAACGTGTCGGCGTGCCGTCTCCCGAAGAGGGTGACTTTAACACATACACGATGTCGGTGGCGCCATCGTCTTTCTTGACGGTGATGTCGGTTGCTGCGGACATTTATGTCCTCCTGACGCATGCGCGTCTCAAAGTTAAAGGAGCTGTAACAGGAGAGCAACGTATGTTGCGCCACGAGCTACAGACAGGTCCCGGAAGGGGTTAGAGAGGTAGAGGCACCAAGCGGGCAAGCCAGTACTGGAGAGGCCGCGGGTCATGTGTGACCCGAAGCAGTCAGTATAGATTGCCCCATAGGTGTAGTTCCCCGGACTCCCTGTGTAGGCATAGCGTTTCAGGTAACCATCCTGAACCAATGACCACACGGATGTTGATACTTCGCTTAACTCCCACCCTAAGGTGTCGGTATAAGAATCGATAAAACCCCCGATATCAACAATCCTGTCTACGAAGAAGCTAAACGGGACAAGCTCCCACGCGACACCAACTGGGTTGATTAAACCCAATTGATCGGCCAAGCCAACACTGGGACTAACCAGCTTGGCGTATCCTCCTATACGGGTGATACAGGAGAAAAGACCGCCCATCTCATACTTGACATACCCCGTGTCTACTACCGTCAGGATTTCCTGCAGGTAGGCGGCACGAGAGGACACATGTATCTTCTGTAAGACCGGCAGCGGTTCGCTGAGGATCTCACAGCCGTCATGTATGTCCTGCATAAGGGGCACCCAGCCCCAATGCCATTCAAGCCAGAGATCAGCAGGCTTCTTAACGAGATTTCTCCACCCAGGTGGAGGCTTCGCGTTAAGCGCTTGTGCAGCACGACGGATGTCGCCCTGCTTTACGGCTTTGTAAGCCGTATAAAGCGATTTAAGCCTGGAGGCCATCATGGTGAAGGTTTGTCGCCAATCACCAAGGGTCTCTCCGATAGAAGCAGATTGCTCCTGCCTAAGCCGATTTACGAACTTAGAACGAGCTCGGTTGCTCGATTTGGGGACTAATCCATACGAGTCGAGATACATCCGCCCTTCCGGGTGATTGCTATCGGCAAGTTGGAAACAGTCCTCATACCCATAGTTCTCGGCCACACCCCAAGTTGTTCTGCGACCATAGAAGGTCACAGTTCTCCTATAAGGAAGTGGTACACGCGGGAAACCATGCGACGTCTTGTAGACATCCTGGTAATCGCGATACTGGTTTACGGTTTGACCCGGCCAGTAGATATTCGCGTCTCGGTGATAGGGTCCGGTGTAACTCATGGGTTGCCTCGTTTCATGAAGAAGCGAGGACTTACGGGTTTACTTCCACATGCCTCGTCAGAGAAATGTGGACCCGGGCTACTCTTGCAGGGTTTGCAAGAGTCAGATGGGACTGTCCGGTTGAAAACGGACAGCCCATAAGCCCAGCAGTAACCAACTGCTGGGGTCCCCTAACAACTGCGCTGGTGAAGCGCTATGTTGAGGACTGAAGAAGGGACCTCCCGTGATGCCCAAGAAAGCGGAATGCAGCTTCAGGTCTGCAGTTCGTACTCGAGGGTGTCGGGGAGGTCCCCCTCTCTACTCTTGCAGGGTTTGCAAGAGTCAGATGGGACTGTCCGGTTGAAAACGGACAGCCCAT